GACCAACTAGAGCTCCGTTAGAGGCTGGATTTACAGAACAAACAAGAGTTGAACTTTGGGATACCTTCAAAGCACTTAACGACACATGGATCTCAGGATTTGATTTCGAAAGTAAAACATTATTTGAGGATGTTCTTTTAGTTGATAGAGCTAGTAGAAATGTTGGTGACAAAATTATTGTGGATATCTACGGTATTATTGATATGTTAGAAGATGGTGCGTCAGATAAAAATCAAGGAAGCACATCATACAAAAATACCTTACTTGATATGGTCACAACCATATTAGTCCAAAATAATTTTCAACACTTTATGTTACCGGCTTATGTTAATTTTTATAATGTGCAAGATGCTGCTAAAAACCCAACACCAAGACCTGACGGAACTTTAGAGGTTGGAAATATGATGTTTGGAACTTTTTTGAACGTGGATTATAGACAAAGTTCTCCTAAGTTTCTTTGTTATTACGTAAGTAAACCGAGCGAACATTTAAATATGAACGACAATATTGATTATCGTTATAGAGACGATGCGTTCGATCTAAGAAGGGCAAGCGATAACCCATTAGTAGAAAATCAGGCTAATAAAACAGATTGGGCAAAGTCTAATAAAGTTGTTGGTTTTAATGTTGATGTCACAAGACAAAATCAACAAATATTCAAATCATTTAACGTGTCACAAGATCCAGGAAAACCAACTTCAGAGTCTTTGGAAATGTTAAGTCAAATGGCTGATATTGAGAGAAACAGAAGAAGCACAACACAATCAGTTTCATTATATAACTTATATAAAAATAGAAGTTATGGTTGTTCGGTAGATATGATGGGATGTGCATTAATACAACCGATGATGTATTTTAACATAAGAAATATCCCCATGTTCTCAGGACCATATATGATTACAAGTGTGGAACATACAATTACAGAAGGAGATTTTCAAACCACTTTTGCAGGAACAAGACAACCATTTTATAGTTTACCATCTGTTGATAATTTTTTACAGACTTTGAACACAGAAATATTAAGTAAATTACAATCTAAAATTGTTGAAAATGAAGAAAAAACAAAGGCCGATTCTACTAATGTAATATTCCAAGCGGCAAATATTATTTCTAACTTGGGGACCGAAGATACTTTAACTAAAAATCAAGACTGTGCAAATCAATTAAATAGTAGATATAACGGATTTACCGCAGTTGAAACTCCACAAGCAACTTCAGTATCTGCTAAAGATTTTGTAAGTCTAATAAGAGCGGTTTTAATTTCTAAAAGTTATGACATAACTAAAGACACAGCAATTAGTATTGCTTCTATGACGTTCACTTTTGTTTTTGCGGACTCAGGAAATAAGAACGGATCTCAATTAAATGCTTTTGAAAACAACTACAGCACAATTAATTTACAGGAAGTGTATGGTGATTCATTTTTTGAATTCATAAATAGAAAATATTTTTGTGTATCAAGAGGAAATGATAAAAATATTCCAATTGTAAGTTTTAGAACAATTAGAGATTTTGTTGAGTTTGTGGTAAATAGAGTGTCGGGTGTTGTTGTGTTCTTAGAAGAGGACGCCCCAAATTTTGCACAACTTTTTCCAAATGAACCATTAGTTGCTACTATTAACAATTTAGCAAAACAATATGTTTTACGTTATCCTATAAATCAAAATCCTGATGTTTATAAAAAAATTACAGAAAATAAAAATCAGTTAGAAAAACTTGTGACAGAAATTTCCGAGGGATACAGAAATTTCGAGATTTTATGGAATTCATGATATTTATAAATAAAAAACTATGAGCACAAAAAATTTATTAGACAATTACCTCGGAAAAAACACAAGGGTGTCTGAAAAAGACATGGGTGACGGAACCAAACAAGTATGTGATCTTGATACTGGCGATTGTTATACCCTAAGAATGAAAGACGGCCTTATCGAAAGAGTTGATAACACAAAGAAAACATTCAAAAAAGTACAGGTAGAAACCAAATCAGGTATAAAAACATTATTAAATGGATAAAAATGAGAATTGACGATAAAATTTTAGAAGAAATTGCTAGATATAACTCTATAAATAGATATATCAACGAACAAGCACCGCCACCACCGCCTCCTGCAGATCCGGCAGCAGCAGGAGCACCACCAGTAGATCCGGCAGCAGGCGCACCACCAGCAGATCCGGCAGCAGCAGGAGCTCCACCTCCACCACCTCCAGCGGGAGAAGAGCCGGCTGGCGGAGCAGAAGCGGATCCTGATGTTGAACTTGTTGATCCTGATGAAGAAGAGGGAGAAGAAGGTGGAACGGAAGAATTAGATATTACGGATTTAGTTGATACACAAAAAACTATGGCCGACAAACAAGAAGAATATTTTACAAATCTTTTTGACCAAATTAAAAAAATGGAAGAAAAACTTGCAGAAATGGATTCTTTGGCATCAAAAATCGATTCATTAGAAACTAAGTTAGATAAGTTTAGACCAAAAACACCACAAGAAAAACTAGCACTAAGAAGTTTAGATTCAGGGCCTTTCAAACAAAACTTGGCAGATTTCTTTAATGATAAAAAAGATGAAATGGAAAAAACAGGAAAAAATGAATATGTCCTAACACAAGACGAAGTAGAAAACTTTAACCAGTCTGAAATCGAAAATTCATTCAACAAACCGATGGAAGACGAAGACGATATTTTATTAAACAAATTTAATTCTTAGAGTTTAAGGTTAAAAATATCTATCACAAATTTTTTTTAGCAACACTATTTGACAAAACAATTCTATACAATTATATTTTTGACATATATAAACCTTTAATTTTTAATCACACATGGCGACAAATTCATTAGACGCAGTTTTACAACAGTATGAGAAATCACAAAGTAGTTCTAACACTACATCAAAAATGTCACCTGAAGACCGAATGAAGAAATATTTTGCGGCTCTTCTGAAAGACAACGAAAAACAAGGACAAAGAAAAATAAGAATCTTACCTACGTCCGACGGATCTTCACCGTTCAAAGAAGTATGGTTCCACGAAGTTCAAGTGGATGGTAAATGGCAAAAGTTTTATGATCCAGCAAAAAATGACAATGAGCGTTCACCCTTAAATGAGGTTTATGAAGAACTTACGTCAACAGGGAGAGAGTCTGACAAAGAATTAGCAAAACAATACAAAGCCAGAAAGTTTTATATTGTTAAAGTTATTGATAGAGATAACGAACAAGACGGAGTAAAATTTTGGCGTTTTAAACACAATTATAAACAAGAAGGAGTCCTTGATAAAATCATTCCAATTTGGAAAGCAAAAGGTGACATTACAGACTCTGATAATGGACGTGATTTAATTCTTGAATTGACAAAGGCAAAGACACCAAAAGGAGCTACCTACACGGTAATTCAAACCGTAATGTATGACGACCCAACACCAATCTCAAAAGACGAAACACAAATGTCTGAGTGGGTTTCTGATGGAATGACTTGGGAAGACGTTTACTCTAAAAAACCTGTAGAATATCTAGAAGCAATTGCAAGAGGAGAAACTCCACGTTGGGATTCAGAAAAGGGTGGATACGTTTATTCAAACAACGAAACTGCAGAAGTTTCTATGGGAGGGACAAAATCAAAATTAATCAATGAATCCTCTGATCCACAAATCGATTACGAAATTGATGAAAATCTACCGTTTTAATTATACAAAAAAAATAGGGTGCTTTTAATAGACAAAGCACCCTTTTTCACTTATCTTTCGAATACAAAAATATGAACAGGTTTATCGCAAAAAAACTAAAAGAAGCCTTAATAAAAAAATATGAGGCAGAAATCGCAGACGCTGAAGCACGACTTTGTGTTTATTTCACAAGTCCAGTTGGAATTGGAGAACACCCCCAACACACAGAAGAAATGGACAACTTAATAGAACAACTTACAAACGCAAAAGATAAGTTAGATACAATCAACAATTTCCAAATTATTGAACTATAATGACTCTCAAAAAAAATGATTTTAGCTCAATTAAGAAGAAATTTTCTTCTGATGCTAAATACAAACCACAAAGATTTTTTGATCTTGGATCTGACTTTTTAGATGCGGTTGGACTTCCTGGACCTGCAATTGGTCATTTAAATATGTATTTAGGTCACTCTGATACAGGAAAAACTACGGCTCTTGTCAAAACCGCCGTTGACGCTCAAAAGAAAGGTATTTTACCCGTGTTCATTATTACAGAACAGAAATGGTCTTTTGAACACGCCAAACTTATGGGATTTGAATGTGAAGAAGTTGTTGATACTGAAACAGGTGAATTGACTTGGGACGGTTTCTTTTTATTCAATAATAATTTTGAATACATCGAACAAATTACAGATTACATAAATGAACTATTAGACGCACAAGAAAAAGGTGAATTAGATTATTCACTTTGTATAATGTGGGATTCGGTTGGATCCGTTCCATGTAAAATGACTTATGAAGGTCGAGGCGGAAAACAACATAATGCAGCTGCACTGGCAGACAAAATTGGTATGGGAATTAACCAAAGGATTTCAGGATCTAGAAAGTATGATTCTAAATATGAGAATAGTTTAATTATAATCGCACAACCATGGGTGGAGCTCCCAGATAATCCTTTTGGTCAACCGAAAATTAAGGCGAAAGGCGGAGAGGCTATTTGGCTGAATTCCTCTTTAGTGTTCTTATTTGGTAATCAAAAAAGTGCTGGAACAACAAAAATTACGGCAACAAAAGATAAGAGAACTATCAAATTTGCAATAAGAAGTAAGGTATCGGTATTAAAAAATCATATATCCGGTTTAGGTTATGATGATGGAAAAATAATTGTAACACCACATGGGTTTTTAGCAGGAAAAGATTCTGCTGAAGAAAAAACTAATATTGAAAAATATAAAAAAGAATATGCTGATTATTGGAAAAATATTATTGGAATTGATGGTGATTTTGATTTAAAGGAAGAAAAAGAAGAAATTTGATTATAAATTATAATAATTCTACTTTTATAGATATTTATTAATATATGGGAAGGAAAAAAATTGAAGATCATGAAAAAAAAGTAAAAATTGGTGTATCTGTTGATCCTGATTTACCAAAATACTTTAAAGACAGATCAATAAATATTTCTTCCCTTGTTAATAAATTATTAAAAGACTATGTAAAAAATGGAAACAAAAATTTGTAGTAAGTGTAGTCAAGAAAAAAATATTTGCGAATTCTACAAAAGAAAAGAAACTAAAGATGGACATCGATCTGATTGTAAATGTTGTTTTAATGAAAGATCTTCGGAATATAAAAAAAACAATCAGGAAAAGATTAGACAGATGCGTAAGAATTACTTTCAAAAAAACAAGCAATATCTTTTATATAAAAAACAGATTTGGAGAAAAAGTAATCCTGAAAAGTATAAAAAACAAGTTAAAGACTATTGGGATAAAGTTAAAGATGTTCAAATTGAAAAAAAGAAAATATGGATCAACAATAATCGAAAAAAATATAACGATTATTGGAAGAATCGAAAAAAACAAGAACCTGAATTTAAATTATTAACCGGTATGAGGTCAAGATTATCAGGATATTTAAAAAAACTCAACATTACAAAAACAAACAAAACTTTCGATATTGTTGGATGCACACCTCAAGAACTAAAAGAAAACTTAGAAAAACAATTTAGTAACGGTATGACTTGGGAAAATAGAGTAGAGTGGCATATAGATCATATAATTCCATTATCTTCTGCAAAAACTGAAGAAGAACTTTACAAGTTATGCCATTATACTAACTTACAACCTCTGTGGGCTGTTGAAAATATGAAAAAAGGAAACAAAATTGTTGAATCATCGAATGGTATGATAAATGAATAAAACATTATTAGTAGACGGAAATAATTTATTAAAAATTGGTTTTTATGGTGTTAGAGATTTCTATCATAATGGAAAACATGTTGGTGGAGTTTGGCACTTTCTAAACACTCTTCGTAAATTCTTGGAGGAACACAACTATAATAAAGTTGTGGTTCTTTGGGACTCTAAAACTTCATCGGCTCAAAGAAGATTACTTTATCCCAAGTATAAGTTAAATCGTAAATCATCTGAGACCGAATCAAAAGAAGAATCTTTTTTAGAACAAAAACAAAGGATTAAACAATATCTTGAGGAGATGTTTGTAAGACAATTGGAGACAGAACACGCAGAAGCTGATGACTTAATTGCTCACTACTGTAAAGTGTCTTTAGACGAAGAAAAAACGATATTCTCGAGTGACCGAGATTTAACTCAATTAATTGGAGAAAAAGTTTCCATTTATTCACCATCCACAAAACAATATTATAAGTTGGGAGACAAAATAAAACTTCATGATATTGAAGTTCCCCACTATAATGTTAGAACAATTAAAATCCTCACTGGTGATAGTTCTGATAATATCGATGGAATATTTTATCTTGGTGAGAAAACTTTAATTAAATTGTTTCCTGAGTTACTTGAACAAAAAGTTGAATTAAACTATATTTTACAAAAAAGTGAAAAACTTTTAAAAGAAGAAAAAAAAAACGTAGCTCTTCAAAACATACTTAGTGGGAAAACAAAAGAGGGTATTTTTGGTGATGAGTTTTTTGTGATAAATGAAAAACTTGTAAACTTAGATAACCCCCTTTTGAATGACAAGGAAAAAGAATTAGTTGGAATATATTATTCAGAGTCGATGGATCCCGACGGACGAGGACATAGAAATCTAATTCGAATGATGATGGAGGATGGATTTTTTAAGTACTTACCTAAGGGTGACGAAGCTTGGGTGAGTTTTTTAAAACCATTTCTAAAATTGACAAGAAAAGAAAAACAAAAATTTAGAAACAAAAAAAAGTAAAAAACAAATGAAAGAGCAGGATATAACAAAAGTTGAATTTTTGTTAATGTGTAACGAAAACATCGTGGTTCAAAGATTTTTCAACGTAAGAGGATTTAACAAAAACGCACATAAATCGGAGGAGTTTTACAATCACATTAAAAGTTTATGTCGCGATTTAAAGTACGATTTGAAGATAAGATCAGTTGTTTATATGTTAGACAACCAATATGAAATTTCTGAGAAACCTGAAGTTCTAAACACCTCGATTACAGAAGGTCCAGAAAATTTTAACATAATAATTAAGGTTGGAGACCTGACAATTTGTCATAGACAGTTCGACGCGAAAGTATACCCTCCGAAGGTCAGATATACCGTAGACCTACGACCAAAGTTAAAATCAATCATGACTGAGTTAACTGACATTTTTTCAGCTAAAAATTTTAATTATTTTTATCCCAACTTTATCAAAAAATAATACTATTTATCTTTACAAAAAGTAAAAAAAAATATGGCGACTAGTAAAAATTTCGAGTATTTAGGGAACACATTTCAGTTACAACTTTTAAATCGAATTGTAGTAGATAAAGACTTTTCACACTCTATAATCGACGTTATTGAAAATGATTATTTTGAAAACAAATACTTTAAAATCATTATTCAAATGATAAGAGAGTATTATCAAAAATACGATCATATACCATCGTTTGAAACCCTTGAACAAATCACTAAATCTGAGTTACAACAAGCCACCGCGTCAAAGATTGTTTTGGATATGATTAAAAAAATTAAGGACGCACCTATTGATGGCGTTAGTTTCGTTCAAGAAAAGGCCTTAAAATTCTGTAAACAACAAGAACTTCAAAAGGTTATGGGAAAAGCGCAAAAAATCATTGACGGGGGTGAATTTGAAAACTATGACACCCTTGAAGAAATGGTAAAGACGGCCCTTCAGGTCGGATCAAAAGATACATCAATGTTGGATGTATTTTCAAACCTTCACCAAGTACTTGAAGAGGACTACAGACACCCAATTCCGATGGGTATTTCAGGAATCGACAGATTGTTAAAAGGTGGTTTGGCAAAAGGAGAAATTGGCGTTATCTTAGCTCCTACGGGTGTTGGTAAATCAACCATACTAACAAAAATATCAAACCACGCATTTAATCTCGGTTTTAATGTTATTCAGATATTCTTCGAGGACAACTCAAAGGTGATTCAAAGAAAACACTTTACCCTATGGACTAAAATTCATCCTGACGATTTATCAGGTAAAAAAGATGAGGTTATGAGTAAAGTTAAACAGATTGAAGTGTCGATGTCAAATAAGTTGATTTTGAAAAAACTTCCGTCTGATACAATGACTATGTTACAAATAAAAAATCAAATTAGAAAAATTGTTTCTGACGGAATTAAGATTGATATGGTAGTTTTAGATTATATTGATTGTATAGTTCCTGACAGAAATCTTGGTGACGAATGGAAAAGTGAAGGGTCTGTGATGAGAGCTTTTGAAGCGATGTGTCACGAGATGAACATAGTTGGTTGGACCGCAACTCAAGGCAACCGATCATCAATTTCATCTGAAGTTGTGACCACGGATCAAATGGGGGGATCAATTAAAAAGGCACAAGTCGGACACGTTATTATATCGCTAGCTAAAACATTACAACAGAAAGAATTAAAGTTGGCAACAATAGCAATAACCAAGTCTCGTATTGGAGACGATGGGGTTGTGTTCGAGAATTGTAAGTTTGATAATGCTATGATTGAAATTGATACTGAAAGCTCGATGACTTTCTTAGGTCTTGAGGAACAAAAAGAAGAAAGACAAAGACAAAGAGTTAGAGAACTTCTTGAAAAAAGAAAACAAAAAAACTCTCAAGATCAAACAAATAATTAAAAGTTAAATTAAAACAAAAATGAATATTTCGCAAAGAATATTAAGTGATATTACGGTTTACATGAAATATGCTAAGTTTCTTCCCGAAAAAAACAGACGGGAGACGTGGGAAGAATTGGTGACAAGAAACAAAAAAATGCATCAAAAGAAGTACCCACAAATCAAAAACGAGATTGAAGAAGTTTATAAAATGGTATATGATAAAAAAATCCTACCATCTATGAGATCATTACAATTTGGTGGAAAACCAATCGAGATTTCACCAAACAGAGTTTACAACTGTGCTTACATGCCAATCGATCACCCTGACTCGTTTTCAGAAACAATGTTCTTGTTGTTAGGAGGAACCGGAGTTGGGTTTTCAGTTCAAAAACATCACGTAGAAAAACTTCCTGAAATTAAAAAACCTAATTCAAGTAGAACAAGAAGATACTTGATTGGTGATAGTATAGAAGGATGGTCCGACGCCATTAAAGTTTTAATCGAATCATACTTAGGTGTTAAATCATCAACTCCAGTATTTGATTTTTCTGATATTCGTCAAAAAGGAGCGTTGTTGGTCACTTCAGGTGGAAAAGCGCCAGGACCACAACCATTGAAAGATTGTATTCATAACATCACAAAAGTATTTGAAAACAAAGTTGACGGTGAAAAACTTTCACCTATTGAAACCCATGATATCGTTTGTCATATTGCAGATGCAGTATTGGCAGGTGGTATTCGTAGAGCGGCTTTAATTTCATTATTTTCTGCAGATGATGATGAAATGATCTCTTGTAAATCTGGAAGTTGGTGGGAACAAAATCCACAAAGAGGTAGAGCTAACAACTCAGCGGTACTTCTTCGTCACAAAGTAACCAAAGAATACTTTATAAATCTTTGGAAAAGAATTGAGTTGTCAGGAGCAGGAGAACCTGGAATATATTTGTCAAACGACAAAGATTGGGGAACAAACCCATGTTGTGAGATCGGTCTTCGACCTTATCAGTTCTGTAACTTATGTGAGGTAAATGCCTCTGATATCGAATCTCAAGAAGATTTTGAAAAAAGAGTTAGAGGGGCAGCATTTATTGGAACACTTCAAGCGGGATACACTGACTTTCATTACCTTCGTGATGTTTGGAAAAGAACAACCGAAAAAGACGCTCTTATTGGGGTTGGTATGACAGGTATTGGTTCAGGTGTTGTTTTAAGTTATGACATAAAAGCCGCAGCAATCACAGTAAAAGAAGAGAATGAAAGAGTGGCAAACCTTATTGGAATTAACAAGGCCGCAAGAACAACAACTGTTAAACCGTCAGGAACATCATCTTTGGTTTTGGGCACATCTTCAGGTATTCACGCTTGGCATAATGATTTCTATTTAAGAAGAATTCGTGTAGGTAAAAACGAAGCAATTTATTCTTACTTAGCAATTAATCACCCTGAGTTGGTGGAAGATGAATTTTTTAGACCTCACGATACTGCGGTAATTACAATTCCACAAAAATCTCCTGAAGGTTCTATTCTTCGTCATGAATCAGTATCCCAAATGTTGGAGCGTGTTAAGAAAGTATCTCAAGAGTGGATTAAATTTGGACACAGAGGAGGACAAAATTCACACAACGTATCAGCGACAGTTTCAATCAAAGAAGATGAGTGGGACTTGGTGGGTGATTGGATGTGGAACAATAGAAAATTTTACAATGGACTTTCAGTTCTTCCTTATAATGGTGGAACATACACTCAAGCACCTTTTGAAGATTGTACAGAAGAAGATTTTAATCGTTTGATTAAAACTTTAACTGATGTTGATTTAACAAAAGTAATTGAGTTACAAGATAATACCAACTTAAGTGGTGAATTGGCTTGTGCAAACGGATCTTGCGAAATTACTTAATGTTAATAGAGTAAGAAATTTTTTATAAGTTCCTTACTTTTTTTATTTTACAATATATTTATAAAAAAAATATAATGAAAAAAATTATAAGATTGACTGAAAATGACTTGAGTCGTATTGTAAAACGAATTATTAAAGAAGAAGAAACTCAAAACAAAATTGCCGCCGAAGTGGATGATGTTTTAGAAAAACCAAAAGTTCAAGATCGAATTGAAGATATTTACTCAAATTTTACTGATCGAGATATAGAAAAAATAAAACGTGTTTTAGATAATTTAGGAATAGATGAATATTCTTCGGCGAAAGAAGTACACACTGCAATAGAAAAGAAAATCGGAGATAAAATTGGTGGTGAAATTGGCGAAAACGAAAGCCTAAGAAATAAGGCGTCAGAAATATTACATGGTATAGGAGCCGCTAATATTTCGGCTTGGGGTGGTGTACCGGCAGCAATAGGAATTGGAGGAATTTTAGCAGGAACTGTTGGAGCTCCTTTCGCTGCTGGTCTTGCTGTAAGTTGGGGGGTAACGGCATTATTAATGGGTATTGCTAAATTACTTAAAGAAGACCCACCAACCGAACCATCTGATTTTAACAATCGAAATAAACAAAATGGACCTTTAAGAAAAATGAGACCAGACAATTCATATGAAGATGAACCCGAAATAGATTTAATTAAAAATAGAAGTTTATCTGTCGGAAAAGATGGGGATATTTTTACAAGAACTGCATCAGGTGAAAAAATATATCATGAAAAAATGAAAGGCGACGATTTACCGAAAGGATACAAAAGGACTATGGATGAAAACTACAGACGAAGACAATATAAAAGAAGATACTAAAAATTAACCCTCCGCAACGGAGGGTTTTTTATTTATATAAAAATTTAGGATACTATATTTATATATGATATGGCAAATGGTATAACTTATGGTATTTCTTTCCCTTTCGTAGATTCTTTTACAGGAAGATATTTAGATGTCACAAACTCTACGGAGGGGGAAATTAGAGCAAACTTAGTTCATTTACTTTTAACAAGAAAGGGTAGTAGATATTTTTTACCCGATTTTGGATCAAGATTATATGAGTATATATTTGAACCCTTAGATGGACCAACTTTTTCAGATATAGAATCCGAAATCCAAGACTCGATAAGAACGTATATGCCAAACTTACAAGTTACCAACATTACGGTTGAACCAGCGTCAGCTGGTTTGGAAAATAAAGGAGAAACCATCAACCAATATGGTGAAAGAGAATTTAGGGTGACCAACATAGCAAATTTGGAACATACCGCAAAAATAAAAATAGATTACAGAATTACAGACTCCGCCTTTGAGTCACAAGATTTTGTCATAATCAATATTTAAAGTTATATGGCAGAAAAAAAAATATCCTATACCGTAAGAGACTTTCAGGGGGTTAGAACTGAACTTATCAATTTTACAAGAACTTATTACCCCGATTTAGTTCAAAATTTTAACGATGCCGGAATTTTTTCAGTAATGATGGATTTAAATGCCGCAGTTACTGACAACCTTAATTATCAAATAGATAGGAGCATACAAGAAACCGTATTACAATTTGCGCAACAAAAAAACTCAATATATAACATTGCAAGAACTTACGGATTAAAAGTTCCTGGTCAAAGACCTTCTGTCGCTTTGGTTGATTTTTCAATCACCGTTCCTGCTTTTGGGGATAGAGAAGATCTAAGATATTGTGGGGTTTTGAGAAGAGGTTCGCAAGTTAATGGTGGAGGACAACCTTTTGAAACTGTATATGATATTGATTTTGCTTCACCAATAAACGCTGAAGGGTCTCCAAATAGAGTTAAAATACCAAACTTCGATTCTAGTGGAAAATTATTAAATTACACAATAGTCAAAAGAGAAGTAGTAGTCAACGGAATTACAAAAGTATTCAAAAGAACAATAACCCCAAATGATGTCAAACCATATTTTGAGTTGTTTTTGCCTGAAAAAAATGTGTTAGGAATCACAAGCGTTCTTTTGAAATCTGGAACTCAATACTCGACAATTCCAAACCCACAAGACTTTTTAACAATTGGTCCTGAAAGATGGTATGAAGTAGATGCCTTGGTTCAAGACAGAATATTCATTGAAGACCCAACTAAGGTTTCAGACCAACCGGGAATCAAAGTGGGAAGATACATAACAACATCAAATAAATTCATTTCTGAATTCACACCTGAAAGTTATTGTAAATTGACATTTGGTGGTGGTAATATTTCCGCCGAAGAACAATTAAGAGAATTTGCTCGTGATGGTAAAGGATTTGATTTAAGTAGATATACAAATAATTACGCAATGGGAGCGGCACTTACCCCTAATACGACATTATTCATTCAGTATAGAATTGGTGGTGGTTTGGCAAGTAATATTGGGATTAACACAATCAACCAAATTGGAACAGTTTCATTTGCGGTAAATGGACCATCAGAGACGGCAAATAGAAGTGTAATCAACAGCTTACAATGTAATAATGTTACGGCCGCTATTGGAGGAGCGAATCCACCAACAACCGAAGACGTTAGAAACATGGTTTCGTTTAATTTTGCTGCTCAAAACAGAGCGGTAACCGTAAATGATTACAACTCAATTCTAAGAACAATGCCGGCACAATTTGGAGCTCCAGCAAAAGTTGCAATTACGGAAGAAAATAATAAAATACGAATTAAAATGTTGTCCTATGACGCAAACGGAACTTTAACAAATGTTGTGTCAAACACATTAAAACAAAACGTAGCCAATTACTTATCAAACTACAGAATGATAAATGATTATATTTCTGTTGAAGCGGCAGAAACAATAGATCTTTCTGTTATTGTCGATGTTGTATTGGACAATAGTCAAAACCAAGGGGCGATAGTTGCAAAAACAATTCAAATAATTGGGGACTTCTTTAATCCTCTTGTTAGAGAACTTGGACAAAACGTTAATATTTCAGAATTAAGAAGACTAATCCAAGCTGAAAATGGGATTGTAAGCATATCTGATATTCAATTCTTTAATCAAGTTGGAGGACAATATTCTTCATCACAAACATCTATGCCATATTCAGATCCTCTAACAAGACAAATTAGACCGACCACCGATACTATTTTCGCAACACCAACACAAATATATCAGATCAGATATCCAAATAAGGATATAAATGTTAGAGTTCTTAATCTAACATCGGTTAATTTCTCTTAGTGATTTATTTTTTTGTAATCAAGTGTATTTTTCTTTGAAAATGGGAAATAAACTATTTATGAAAAAACCAAATTAGATGCCCAAATCATATAGAATAAGAACCCAAATTGGGGTTGATAAATATATAAACGTAAACTTGGAACAAGATTGGGAGCAATTAGAAATACTTTCTCTAAAAATTTTAGCAAACGACGTTTATACACGATTTTGTGCGGATTACGGTGTTGTTACAGGTAGAGTATTTGTAAATAATGGGTTTGGTTTACCAAATGCCAAAGTATCCGTATTCATTCCTTTAGAACCTGCAGATGAGTTAGACCCTGTAATTACAGAATTATACCCATATAAAACAATTACCGATACTAATGAGGATGGTTATAGGTATAATCTACTTCCTAAATTGCCGTCATACAACGGACACGTTTCTACAGGATCATTCCCAAATAAAGGTGATGTTTTAATGGATGGATCGTATATCGAAG